GTTAATTTGTGAAACAAACAATTTGCTTCACTTGTTAGTTAACCAATAACAACACCTAAATTAACAAAAATTATTTCCATCTGTTCTTTTGTAATTTTTGCTCCACTCAGGTTTGCTCCACGCAGGTTGGCTTCACGCAGGTTGGCTTCACGCAGGTTGGCTTCACGCAGGTCTGCTCCATACAGGTTTGCTCCACGCAGGTCTGCTCCACTCAGGTTGGCTTCACGCAGGTTGGCTCCACGCAGGTCTGCTCCATACAGGTTTGCTCCACGCAGGTTGGCTTCACGCAGGTTGGCTTCACGCAGGTTGGCTTCACGCAGGTCTGCTCCATTCATGTCTGCTCCACACATGTCTGCTCCATACAGGTTGGCTTCACACAGGTTTGCTCCACTCAGGTTTGCTCCATTCATGTCTGCTCCATACAGGTTTGCTCCAATCAGGTCTGCTCCATACAGGTCTGCCCCACTCAGGTTTGCTCCACTCATGTTTGCTCCACTCAGGTCTGCTTCACGCAAGTTAGCTTTAGCTTTTATTTCATAACCATTTACGTTCATTTCTGTTTCTCCTGAAGATTAATATTTATTTGCCTTCTCTCACTAATTAAATTATACGGGATGATTTAGAAAAAGCCAAATGAAATCTTAGGAAAAAGAAAAATTTATTTTATTCCATGAACAGAATTTGAATAGGACATTCCATACAATCCTGCCAACCACAAAAGAAACAAAGCCACAAAACCAAAGAAAGCATAAAAAGCTATTGAAATTAATATTCGAATAACTCTTACTTTTCGAACAGCATACCAAGTTAACAATACACTTCCCAATAAAATCCAGGGCAAAAACTTGTGATTTTGAAATATGTTTTCCCCGTGCCAAATGCGATAACCCCAACTATAAACATACATCATTAGAATAAATTCAAAATATGCTAATCCAATTATGACAGTCACGACGCAATTATACAAATAAGCTATTGGGTTTTGTGAAAATTCAGGTTGTCTATTTTGAATGTCGCAATCCATCTTAGTTTCCTCCAAAGTATTGTTTAGTTTTTCATCTCACTAATTAAACTATACAGGATATTTTGAGAAAACCAAATGAAATCTTAAGAAAATTATAATTTTTCCAAAAATAATTTTGCCCTGTTAGGAATCGAACCGAACCTAAGAAATTCAAAGTCTCTTGTGCTTCCACTACACTACAGGGCAAGGTAACCATGGGAATTCGAATCCCAACTCGCAGACTCACAATCTGCTGTGCTACCAGTTACACTATGGCCACACACGTACGAAAGGAATCGAACCTCCCCACAGGGTTTTGGAGACCCTATCGCCAGCCTTGGAACATTCGCACGTATAATGGCCGAGGCAGGATTCGAACCTACATATCATTCTTGTGATCGCTAATTTCAGCGAAATTTAGAACAGTACTTCTATTTGTACTACTCGGCCATATTCACTTTTCAATGCCCCAAGTAGGAGTCGAACCTACACGTCCCAAGGGACAAGGGCTTTTAAGACCATTGCGTCTGCCAGTTCCGCCATTGGGGCCATACTCCCAAGGAGAATCGAACTCCTATTTTAGGATTGAAGGTCCTATATCCTAACCGTTAGACGATGGGAGCATTAAAATTAATAATCTCCAAATATTCCTTGATACTCTTCTGGCCTGTCTCTCTCAACATTTCTTTCTCGAAAGATGGGAGGATTATATGCAGAAATGCATGTCCCTGTCCGATTGTTTCGAAGATGCTCCTGCCCACAAGTCCCACCACACTTAGTTCCTGTGCAACCACAAAGAACTTCTCCCTGAAGGTTTACATGCCTACTAGGAGTTTCTACAACTTTCTGCTCTTTTGTCTTTGACATTTTAGTTTCCCTTTAAAAGATTAAGTATATTTTTATTCTTCCTGTTTACAATTTGTTAATGTTCTCAACATTCCAATTTTGCCAAGGATCATTGATCTTTCCGGAAATCTGAAAATCCATATCATGTCCATTTCTTCCTGAGGGAATATGTTCATAAGAAAAGTGTGGTGTTGCCATAAATTCGGGTAAACTCGGATCATTGCAAGAATTCAACCAGATTCGAACATCCACTTGATATCGAGCAATTATATGCCGAAAATCCCCCAGACGATTTGAATTTATCAAAGAAGAAGATGCATCAATAAAATTTTCTTTTCTTCCTTTAAGAGGAATATCCTCTACAAGAGAAGGACATTCAATTCCACAATCTAAAACCAATTTCTTGAGGATATCCTCAATTAGTTTTTTGGTTTGTTTATCTGTAAGCATCTTATTTTTCCAAGTAAAGTTTTGATTTTAGTTTTCTCTCACTAATTAAATTATACGGGATGATTCTGAAAAACCAAATGAAATCTTAAGAAAATTTCGAAATATTTTTTCTTAATTGCTTCAAAGCCTTCTTACACCTCAGAATCAAAGTGGCTGCAGGAATATCCATCCTCTTTGATATTTCATCCCATGAAAGTTCTGATAAAAATCGAAGCTGTATCATTCTCCTATCCATAGAATTTAATATATCTAGACTCTTCAAAACTTCTATCTCTTCCAAATTGTTTATTTCCTTCTCATCTGGAAATAGTTCTATGTCCTCCCCAAAAGAATGTTCTCCTTTCGATTTAATCCAACACTTAGCAGCATATCTCCGCATGCTTTGCAGACAGCTTCTTTTCAAACTATTTTCATCTGCTGTTCTTTTATATCGAATAACCTGATACCAACCTTCTGAAATAAATTCTTCTTTTGAAATCTGCGAATATTTAAAAGAGGATATTTCCGCTGCTGAAACTAACACTTTCCAAGAAGAATCGTCCAAAAAGTTACTTCGATTTGTTATTGGCCTGCCCATCAAGTTGTTTCTCCTTAATATGCTTCTCTATCCTAGAAAAAACAGTAAGAATCTTTTCCTTGCCTACAGGGTTCCAAGAATGGCAATACATCCTCGGAGGCTGAAAATCTTCTGTAAAGGCCTTTTCTTCGATCCAACAGGCAACATCATAACCTGATTTGGTGTCAAAATGACCTAAATCATGATCCAAACTGATAGCTTCTACACCGCCTGTTTCTAACAGACCTATAGCTTCGTTGGTTGTTCGAACAAGAGTCCAACCAACATAAGGATCTCTGTAGTCATCTAGAAAAACTTTCATCAATAATCTCCATCGCACAAAATTGTAGCACTATATTTTGAAGAAGAGATCTGCTCCAGGGTATATGGGACTTTTGAAGAATCCTTCAAACCTCGCTTTTAAGCTCCGCATCCAAAAGCAGCGTTGCCTCTACTTCATTTCTTGCTATAACTACTACTGAAGCCACTCCAACTGGATAAAATTGATCATGATCTGTACATACAAAAATCTTCATTTTTCACCTCTCTAAATAATCAATATTTACCTGCTCGGATATATTCCAGATAAGAGAGCAACAATTCTCGAGCTTCCTTTTCAGTTCTGCCGGCCGCAACATAATCTGGCAACATAAACTGGAAGATCTCTTCATCTGTCTTTCCTTCTGCAATGAGAGGCTTCACCTTCTTAGCGACGCCAGAAACACGCTTGTTAGATTTGGCCTTCTGATGATCAATCATTGTATCTATCCATGGACCTCCATCCAATTTTCCTTCCGGGACTTTAGAAAATTCATCAAGTACAACAGTACTGATAACCTCGGGAGAAGATTTTGGTTTTACTCCACCTTCTAACTCTTTCTTCTCTTCAGCTTCTGGATCCTCCGGAGATAAAGCATGATTCTCAAACTTGACTCCAAAATATTGAGCCAAATCTTTGCCACGCCTTAAAAGATCATTATAAGTGGTGGTCACAAACAAAAGGTATTTATAACCATCCTCTGTTTGACGATAAATTCCATATTCATCGCCCATTGTCATCTTACCAACAATTTTCTTAATTCCTATTATCATTTTTGTTCCTTCCAAACAAGTATAGGCAGAATTCCAAATTCTAAGGAAGATGTTTCTTCCCCAATATGCTTCAAAAGATAACAACGAACACATCTTGGATAATCAATATCTTTTTCTCCATTATTCACATTATATTTCCCATTCCAACCTCCATGGAAATTGGATGGATTCTCATCAGAACAAGAAATTCTGGAATGTTCTGGAGCAATAAAATCAACCATTTCTCTTGTAAGTATCATTCAAAATTCCTTTCGCCTTCAAGTTTTACTTTCTCTCTCACTACTTAAATTATACGGGATGAATTGAAAAAGCCAAATGAAAAATTGAAAAATCAAAAATAAATTTTTCAAAATGGCACCTTATCCTTATAAACTTCATTGCCTTGCAAATCATAATATCTACGTATGTTTTCCTCTATAGTTACTATCTCAAGATTATCTCTTTGATTATTAAAATGATCTCCATCTATATGATCAACTGTTTTATCCCCATAACAACTTGCTATTAAACGGTGCATTCTAAGAGTAATTACCCTCTTACCGTTTCTTACAGAACGACAAGCATAATCCCCGCTTCTACTGTGTTTAACACGCCAAGTGAATTGATTCAAAAAATCAAAATCCACATTGGATACTTTGACAGTAAAATCACGATTTGATAATGGAATTTCTTTCATCAGATCTTACTCAATTGCAAGATTAGATAGATCTAGTTCTTCCCCTTATTTTCCCTTAATAAAAATTTTAGAGGATTTTACCAAAACACACAAATCTGCATTGTAAACTTTGTCCATCCCACTATTTGAATCTGACAACATTTTCCGAGTTTTGATTCGTTATGAGCTTTTATTCACAATGCAGAATTATGGGTTTTAGCCGTCTCGCATAGCAACCTCCTCTCTTAAACATATACTTTCAAAGGCACTATACTAATACTTATATTATACGGGATGATTTAGAAAAAGCCAAATGAAATCTTAGGAAAAGAAAAATTTATTTTTGATTCTTCAATTTTTCATTTGGTTTTCTCAATTCATCCCGTATAATTTAATTAGTGAGAGAAAACATTATTAATCTTTAGGAGAAACAAAATGGCACACGAGATCGAAATGGTAAATGGTCAAGCAAGAATGATGTTTGCAGGAAAATTGCCGTGGCACGGACTCGGCCAAGCAGTAGAAAAGGAAGTAACTGCCGCAGCAGCAATTAGGTTGGCTGGCCTGGACTGGACAATCGAAAAGCATCCAGTCTTTCTGAAAGGCAAAAATGATGTGGATGGAATCCCAGTCATTGGTTCTTCAGTTCCAAATGCTTTCGCTGTACTTCGTCCAGAAGACAGTCAAATTCTGGGAGTCGTAACCGGAGCTTATGAGATTATCCAGAACAGTGATTGTTTCGACTTCATGGACAGCATCATCGGTGAAGGTCAGGCAATATACCACACTGCCGGATCGTTGTTTAACGGAAGGATCATCTTCATAACGTTGAAGCTCCCCACGGATGCCAAGGTTGGTCCGGACAAAATTGAGAAGTACATTCTTCTAAGCTCCTCCCATGATGGCAGCCAGGCTCTCTCAATTCAGTGGACGCCTGTACGTGTAGTCTGTGCAAACACTCTTTCAGCTGCCTTTGGTGATTGCAGTTCAGGCATCAAGATCCGTCATCGTCGCAACTATCGTGGGAAAGTTGAGGAAGCTCGCAAGGTTCTTCAGCTTACCGAAGTTTACTATGCAGAACTAGAGAAGTGTTTCAACCAACTACTCAACACTCCGTTTACAAACATAAATATGGAAGACTTTGCAGAAGATCTCTTTCATGTTGAAGGCACTGTCTCCAAACAGACTAAGGCCAAAAGAAGTCGCATTGTTGAACTCTTCTCAACAGGTCAGGGAAATGCCGCCGTCGGCAACACCAAATGGGCAGCCTATAATGCCGTGACCGAATTTGTGGATCATAACACAAAGTTCAGAACAAGAGAAGGTGTCTCTGAAGCAGATGCTCGAATGAACAATGTAATGTTTGGTACCGGTTATGAACTGAAGAACAAGGCTCTGAAGCTCTTAACAGTTTAAATAAATCGGATCCAATCTGTGTTTTAGGCCTAGGAGTCTGCCACTTCTAGGCCTTTTCTTTTGGGTAAATAAAAAAGGAGATAGGCTTCCATACCCATCTCCCCACCGGAAAGGAAAGTAAGATGATTTGTTATACTTCAAGCTTATAACCTTCAAGCTTCTTGTGATATCCAACGTCATAAAATGGCACCCATTTACAACCAAACTCTCCTAACGTCCCATCAACTCTTGCTCCTAAAGTGCAAACACAAAATCCCACTTCAGCTTTCAATTTTAATTTACGCATAAATGGGGTTTGATCTTCCGTACAACCAGGCATAATTGTTAACACTTCTCGAGGATAGGAAATATCAAACTTATGGAAATGCCCCATAACCAAGACTTGTGGCTTGTCCCCACCTTGGAAAGATTCCACCATCTTTTGAGACGGATAAGAAACAGCATATGGAGTGCCTCCTCCAGGATGAATTAATCTCATCCTAAATGTTCCCAATGGCATCTCAAATAATACATCCTGCTCCAAATGACCTATATGCACAAGATCGTTCCGACCACGATCCATACACCAATTTTGAATATACCAACCAATTCTCAAACCACAATCCTTTTGGAACCAACCTTCGTGACAGTTAGATCCCCACATAACTCTACCATTTCTTCTCACTAACAAAGTTCCATTTTCTACTTGAACACAATAAACTTTTCCAGAATAAGAAACTTTCTCAGGTTTTTTAGGATACCAAGGTTCAGTCATTTTGTTGAAATAAATACAAAATTCATTGTAATTATGGTTTATTACTTCTCCAAAGATTTTTCCTTGAGTTCCTGCTGTTTGATGCTCACTAAACATGACAGCCCAACCACACTTCATTCCCAATTCTACTAAATCAGAAGCCAACCGTTTAGAAGAAGTACTAGCATATCCAGAATCAAAATCTTTATGCCCATCTCCTTTCCAGTAAGCTTGAAGAAATTCCAAAAGAAAAGAAGAATCTAAATTCTTTAACTCTTCCGGAATATATTTTTGATAACTTTTACCCAAAGGTTGTAAATATCTAGACAAATGAAGAGAACAGAAAGAAAAAGTATCTTCTTTTGATTTTTGTAATTCAAACCCCAATTGTTGAATTATATTCTTAATTTCCTCTTGATTTTCTTTTTTATGTTGTCCTATTGAAATTCTTGTATCATCCAACCAGCCTTCCGAAATAAACCAACCTAAAAATCTCAGGAAGGGAACAGCAGGAAACTCGTTAGAATTGTTTTTTATAGCCCAGGGATTTTTGCTCTCTATGAAAGGAACAGAAATTGTTTTTGGTAAAGAACCTTCCCATTTACAGCCACAAAATGTCTGCTTTTCTGCCCGCTCTGGAAAATCTTCTGCCTTGCAAAATTCTATTTTCTGAGAATCCCGCTTTTTATAAAACATTCTATGCCCTGGAGTTACCATATAATCCATTCGTTTTGTGGAAAAATGTAACATTTCTCCAACAAAATCTTTTTCGATTAATTTGTTGGATTTTTGCCATTCCCATTTCCTGGTTTCCAGATTCAGAGTGGCTACTTCATCTTCCTTGGATACTTCAGAAAACAGTATAAATCCTTTTCCTCGAACCATAACTTCGGTTTGGTCATCATAACAATCCCCAGTGATGAAATAAGTAGTTATTCCTTTTCTTTGAGGATAATTATCCGCTAAATAGTTAGACTGATCATGCACACCATGAGCGTAAAGTTCATATCTATTGTATTTGAATTCTCCATCTATAATATTTCCTGCATGAAAAACCTCCTTAACTCCTTGCTCTTCAAACATATTATAAGCGGCTTCCAATACATCTAATCTAGCATGCTGATTGCAAAGATGTGTGTCAGAAACTAACCCAAATTTAATTTCCTTTCCTCTAAGTTTTTTAACAGTCAGAGGAACTATCGGCGGAAGAACATCGGAAAGATAATATTTATCATCTCCCTGATAGACATTATAACCATCGTGCTGAAACAAATAAGTAATAACAGCTTTCACATTTTTGTCTGAAGTATGCAATTTCTTAGCTAAATCTACTAAAGCAATTCCAGACTTTTTATGTTTTGAAAGCATCTTCAAAACATCGGATCGAACCATTGGATCAGAAGGACTAAATTCCTTCAATTTTGGGCACTCTTTACAATTTAAAACACTCAACGGTTGTTTCTTCTTTTTTGATGCACTAGTTCTCATTAGCTTCTTCTCCTAATAAAACTTTCTTAACAAAATACTGAATAGCACTTAAATTACATTCCCAAATTAATGGAGATTCCTCAACTAAAAGATAAGGATAACCTAACTCTTGACATCTCTTCATTTCCCCATCCGCTCCTTCTGATGGCTCCCAACGATGAATTAAACCTCCTTGACAAAGTTGCTGCAAAACGCAAATGTCCATATATAAAATTTGTGGGGTAGTAATATAACCAAGCTTAGTAAACATTTGAACCGGAGTTTCCACCTCACCCGGACAATACCATTCAACTTGAGGAAACACAATTCGCAACCACTTAACATTTTCAATTGCTATATCACTATTTTTGTTTTGATATCCATATTCTCCATCTCCTTTCGAACCCAATTTTCCCCGCATTGGGTGAGCATAGTAAATTTTTGGTTTTCTCATTTCATCTCCCTTTCTAATTAAGTAAATTTCTCCATCTCCTTTCATCTCCCTTTCTAATTAAGTAAATTTCTCCATCTCCTTTGAATATGATATCGAGTTAAGCTTCCTTTCGGCACTCTTTTTGCCTTACTCAACAATTCTTGTTTTTCTTCTTTCTTAACAGGTTCTGCATCATATTTTGGTAAAGGATTATTATTTCCCTTATCTGGAACTCTTCTTGATGCTTGATAATGCTTAATTACTGGTTCCTTTACATCCTGCATATAATCAAAGATTGTACAATACTCTTCGGGTAAAACGTGATAAGGAATTTCACGCAAAACTCTAGATAAAGCGACCTGATCCCAAAGATTGCCTCCTTCTCGACATATCTCAATCCACTTATCTAAAATACCTTCAACTATAGAATTATTTTTCAAAAAAATAGTTCCTGACAACATTTCAAATCCAGCACTTCTACCCCGTTTTTTATGGTCCAAAAGATGTACTGCAACATTAACGTCCGAACGTGCTACTAATTCATCAAACAAATCAGGGGGACGACAAAATTCCGCATCTACATCTACATAAACTAAAGAAGCGGGTTTGAATTTTTCTAACATTGCTTTTAGGAATGTGGGTTTGTATTGAGTGTTTTTGTACCAATCTCCCTGATTTTCTATCGGAGCAATATAATAAGGGATTTGGAACCGCATCAAAGAAGCAATAAGTCTCTTTGCTTCCAACTCGTAAAAAGTACTGGCAGTAAAATATCCTACAACAAGATAATTCATATCACATCTCCAAAATTTGTTCTGATATAGGAGGAATTCTTAAATCTTTACTAAGATCAGAATTAGAACTTAAAGTTCTGTCAACTTTCCAACCAAACTCTTTTGGTTCAATATCCAAACTCAAATCAAATCTATTAGAAATCATTTTTAAAAGCTCATATTTGTTTACTCTTGTTGGAGAAAATACATGAAACAACCCTGGAGTATACATAATATTTTGATCAATGATTTTCTGACAAATTCTAGCATAAGTTGCTGTCGTGATACCATTCCAATAGTGGTTAGTAAAACCAGTTACCTTCTTGCCTTTTTGAGACTTCGCCCATTCAACCAAACTAGCATTATTATGTAATTCCTCTCCTATTATACTCGTCCGAAGAGTCATTGCCCAATCTTCAGGTTCCCCCAAACATTTACTCCTACCATAGATATCATTGCAATCGTGTGGATCATCCTCTGTATAATTATCATCTTTTCCAGAATAAACGCAATCGGTAGTAATATGAATCAACCGAATGTTATGCTCTTCGCAATAAGCTTCTAACTGATGAGGAAATACTGAATTTATCAAAATAGTGTTTGCAATTCCAACTTTTTCTACAAAAGGTTTAATAATCCCGATACAATTTATCACGTAATCTGCATCAAGAGGAATTTTACAAAGAGTATGTTCTTTAAGAGGCAGTTCAAATAAAATGTTATGGCTGCTATAAGCCAATTTTGGATCTCTAACTGAAAGCCAAACATTCTCTTCTCCATAAGCATTTAACATATATTTGCCTACAGCTGAACCAAGCATTCCGGAAGCACCTAAAACTACAATTTTCATAAATTTCTCCTACTAATAGTAATCTATATCCCAAATTTTTGAAGAAGCTATATCCCAAGGAATGCGAAAATCGTCCCCCTTAGCTTCTATTAAAGTTTTGGAAGATAAGAACATTAATTTTGTATCTGCAGTCAGTGTTTTAAACCCATTAAAATATCCTGGAGGAATAAACAATGCTTGAGGTTTTCTATCGGAAAGAATATATTTAACTGGAGCTAAAACCCAATCTGCCGGACTTAGATCTTTTTTCTTTAATTGTATTTCAAAATCTTCAGTTTTTATTAAATAAAATAGAGCCGCTCCTTGAAAAATATAAACCATTTTTGCTTCCGTTTGGTGTCCATGAAAAGCCCGTATATAACCTTGTTGATGATTTTGAACTATATAAAACCGTTTGGGAACAAACCCTTCTAAATCATTAATAAAAGAAAGCTGCCCTCGAACATCAACAGCTAAACCACCTTCAATTATTTTAGGTTGTTCTATCATAACCATCTCCTATAAATATTTTCAATATATGCTGTATTTGAATAAGTTGGGCTTCCTAAATTCTTTATACGATCTTCTCTAACCAAATTAACAATTTCTTGAATCCCTTCTGACAACTTAATATACTCTGGAATTGGCAAACATAAATCTTGCCACCGCTCTATTTTAACTCGATAATTTCTTTGATCCTCAAATGTCATTTCTACTTTTTCTATTTCGCAATTTGGAACCACATTTTTAATTTCTTCTGCTATCTCATGAATTATACAATTGAAAGCCGCAAGATTGTACAAACCTTTAATTTGTCCTACAATACCTGCTTCGATTGCTCTCGCTACATCCAACACGTGAATTAGAGGTCTCCACTGGCTTCCACCAAATACGGTTAATTTTTGTCCTCTAGCAGCTTTCATCGCAAGAACATTTACAACAAGATCTAATCGAATACGAGAATAAGTGTCACCTAGTCCAAATAATGTACCTAGTCGAAATATTAAAGATCGATCTGCCGCCTTTTCCAAAATATATCTTTCGGCTGCAAGTTTTGTTTTTGCATAAACAGAAAGAGGATTTGTAACAGCCTCTTCATCAATTAACTCACTGTTGATCCCATAAACTGAACAAGTACTTGGATAAACTATGAATCCATCATAATGATCAACAAACCATTTAACAGCATCTTCATTTATTGCTTGAGTAAGATAAGGATCAGTTGCACAAGCTGCATCCCCAACAACTGCTGCTAACCAAACTACAAAATCAAATTTGGATAAAACACTATACAGTTTTTCTCTATCTCTTATATCTCCATAAATAAACTTAACAGGCTTTAAATACCTTTCCTCATAAGCTAGGATATCATAAACTGTGATATCATGTCCTGCTTGTAATAAAACATCAGTAGTTATTCCACCAACATAACCAGCACCGCCGACTATTAGGATTTTCATCCTATTTCTCCTTTATAATAATGTTTCTAAAATAGAAACGATTCTTTCAGATGTGTTTCCATTTCCTAACCAATCAGTTCGGGCAATAAAATTGACAGTTTTCATGCTATCTAACCAATTTAAACAATCACGCCAAGAACCATTCCAAGCAGTTTGAACATTTAACATTTTTGAACATCCATATTTCACAGATTCGGGCCTTTCAGTCGAAATTCGAGGAACTACAACTGGAGTATTTAATAAAGCCGGTTCTTCTTGTGCGGTACCAGAATCAGAAATCATAAATACAGAATCATATTGGGCTTGTAAATATTGTTGATAGGACATTAAAGGAACCCATTTTACCCATCTCATATTTAATTCTGCATTTTCAATTGCTGTTCGAGTTCTTCCAAACGATATCATTTGTATAGGAAGTTGAAATCTCACAGCACAATCATTTGCAAAATCTAAAATATTTTGCAAATTTTGGGGAGATTTTATATTTTCTGGCCGATGAATATCTACAAGGATTTTATCTAATTTCTTCGGATTCAAGTGCATTTTAGGAAGAAATTGATTTACAACTTCAACTATTGTGTTCCCCACAACATGAATTTTATTTGGTGGAATATTTTCCGCAATTAATTTTTCCTCGTAATTCTTATGATAGGCAAACAGAAAATCACACATTTGATCGCAACATATCCGATTTATCTCCTCTGGCATATTCATGTCGTAAGATCGCATCCCAGCTTCAATATGTCCGATTCTATATCCCTCTTTTCTAAGAGGAATTGAAGCTAAAGCTGAATTCGAATCCCCAAGAAACAAAATAATATCAGGTTTTGGACACTTTCCAAATCTTAGTAAATCAATTATTTCTATTGAAAGAACATTAACTTGATTAAAATGCTCCCTTCCAGAAGCTCCAATATTTAGATTAAAATCTGGTTTGCGAATTTCTAGTTCATCAAAGAAAACATCAGACAGCATTTTATCATAATGTTGTCCGCTATGTACTAAAATATGATCTAAATATTTAGAAGAATCCAATTTCCTAAAAACTTCAGACATCCGAATAAAATCAGGTCTGATTCCTGTAAGAGTCATTACTACCCTTTTCATTTTTAACCTTCACAACTGATTCAAAATATTCTTAAAAGCCAATTCTACTCTGTGAGAATCATTGGAAACAATTGAATTTTCTATTTCTTCTATACTAAATGAATCTAAGCATAGATTGGAATCTATTAAGGTACTCACCCAAAGTTTAGCGTGTCTTTCATCAAGACCCTTAATAGGATAAATTTGATTCTTGTCTACAATACGAATTTCTCCGGACCTAAAAATCAATTTATTTCCAAGAGCAATATCAATATCAATATGCCCCTGTCGAGCCAAATATATCTGTAGTTCACAACCTATTTTAACCAATTTTCTTACATCATTCAAAAGTTGCCATTCTGGTTGTAAATAGGCCTTTTCACAACAACCTATATAATGATCTCCAAGTTTGATCAAACATTTAATACCAGAACTCTTTTCAAATAAACTTGCTAATTGGAGGCATTGAGGTTGACAACCAATAGGATATATTTTACCAAAAACTAATTCATCTTCAAAATATGCAAGGAAAAGAGTAGAATGTATATTCCAGCCTAATCTAAAAGTATATTCAATAGGCAAATCGTATAATTGAACTTCTTTAAAAGTTGAAATATCGGTTCTCTTCTTTAATAAAACTATATATCTTCCAGGAATTGGAGAAGGAACTTTCTTTAAAATATCAAAAAATTCCTGAGCTTTCTTAGAAAAACAATTCCAATTAAATTGATCAACACCTACTTTTACTAAATCATTCATCTGAGGATCTTCAAAATCAAATCCCCCTTCTAACAAAACTAAATCTGTACTTAAAATAGCCAATTTATCAATCCAATCCCAATTGCCCCCAGAATCAACAAACATATAATGAGGACCATTTCCTATAAAAATTCTATCAAAATAAGTATCTAATAAAGGAAAATTGCGGAAAGAAATACAATCAAATTTTGTTTTAACTTCTGAACCCTGCAATATTCTGCATAAATCAATAGCTTCTGGATTATAATCAATTCCTCTTACTTCTAAACCAGACTTTGCAGCCAACAACGAAAAATATCCTTTTGCACAACCTATATCTAACAGCCGAGTTCCAGAAGTAAAGAATTCTGGGGCAACTTCATCAAAGGCTTTCATTCGAACAATTAAACTATTGGTAGGAACTAATCCTTCCAATTGAAAAGTTAGAGAAGCGGGTTCTATCTGAGCATCTAATAATCTTTGTTTTTCTTCTAAATTCATGCAACTTCTCTAATTTAATTGAACCAATATTTTTTCCAAATCTTCCACACTTCCTATCCGGTTTGTTTTGTTCCACTCAAAAGCATCTTCTGTCATCCGGATATATTGCTCTCTTGAAAAACTGAGTAAATATTTGGATAATTCATCAATATCTTTGAAATCTCTATAATCAATAAACAATTCTTTAGGAACATGCTGTTCTATATTATAACAACCCCAATATATGGGAACTGTTTTTGCCTTAAAGCAATCAAACATTCTATCTGTCATGAAATCCCAACTCCAATATTCATGATAAAGAGATTCAAAGCACAGTCGAAACTTATATTTGCTAATCAAATTTAGCAATGTTTGGTGTCCAGGCTTATAAACATCTGTAGGACCTTGGTAGAGACTGCCACCCCATGGAGAAGGTGCGAATACATGTTTTACCATTGGTTCTATGGTCAAATTCTCCATTACCTCTTTTCGCTTGGGTACAATATGTCCCCCTCGATTGTCTGGTTTAGTGTACAACTTATTTATGCAGCAAATCCCATTTATCTTATTATCATAAGAGACTAGTTCTGTAGCTTCATAAAAATTATTGAAAAACGTACATCCCTGAATAAGATTCAAATTCAATCGATGTTTATTTTCCAGAAAGAATTTTGAATTCCACGTAATAACAGAATCAAATTGACTAAGAATCTCTGAATCCCATTGTTCTGGAATTTCATTAAATGGTTCTAACTGAAGTAAATGTCGAAAACCAAAGGTAGGTAAATTCATCTTTGGAAAAAATCCATCCAGTCGAGGTCTATCCGGTTTTAGATTAAAGGCCACGTGACGGTATTTATTGATTAAATAGACCCACTCATCCTGTTGCAATCTCAATTCAAAATCTGCTGATCTCTTTATCATATTATACTTTTTCTAAAGAAGTTAAATACTCTTCCACATATTCCTTACTTGTTTTCATAGGATAAAACTTTTGAAGTTCACTAACATCAAAATTATAATTTTCAACAACTAATTCTGAACCCGGAAAAAGTTGAATAGGGAAGTTTCTTAACTGAAATAAATCCTCAATAACAATAGATTCTGAAGCTCCCACATTAATTATCTCTTCGGATCTCCAGTTATCAACTAAATAATCTATTATATTTGCTACCTCTTCAATAGAAATAAAATTGTAAACCGACTTCACAGATGTGCGTATAGGTTTACCTTGTATCCAATCAAATACAACATTCTTAGAAAGTCCATCTCCTACCAGCCCACCCAATCTCAAAATACAGTAATCGAAACGAGTTGCTTGACGTTCAGTAATTCGTTTTATCTCTCCATAGTTAGTATCTTCCGTGACACAAATAGAAGAGATATGCAATAATTTTAACATGGGATTAAAATTTTGCATTTCTAATATACGGTCAAATATAACTTTCTCATGATCCCAAGCAGCATCAAAATCTTTTTCAACTCCATACTTTTTAGAAACTCCCGCACAATTAATTACCAAATCAAAATATTCTGGCTTAAAAGGACTTTTAGAAGAAGCAACGACAGTCAAATCATGCTTCTGGGCTAGTTTTTTACTTACCGCACTGCCAACAAATCCAAGACCCAAAAGACAAATTTTCATAAAATTGCTTCCCAGTAAGCAAATGGTGGGATTGCTAAAAATCTTCCCCTGGAGTTGCATAAAAGTTCATGTACAGCTTTCATAACATGATTTACAGAATACAAATCATAATCATGAAAAACAATTCTTCCACATCGTTTTACCGTTTCAATATCAAAAACCACATTTTCATATAAATGAGCAGCATCTATATAAGCGAAATCAAAACTAAGAGCAGAAACAGCAGCTCGAACTTCTTGACTATTTTTTACTATAACTGAGGTTATCCGATCTTTTACTTGAAAGTGTTCCCAGATAGAAAATCTTACTGGTGTATCTCGAATATCAAAAGTTGTTATATGATTGCAAAACCCTGCAAGCATCACAGTAGATATGCCACAACAAGTACCAATCTCTACACCGTGCTTCATTATACCCGGCTCGAAAGCCTCTTCCATTATATATTGAAATATTTCTTCTCCGCTCCCAACATCATGTAAAGCACTTCCATCGGGTTGTGATAATACGTCTTTTCCAAAATGATTTATTACTTCTTCTCTTATACTCATTTCAGTTCCTAAGGAAAATATCGACACATTGAATCTTGTATAAAAACTTTTTCTACTATTTCATTATACGCACCAAAAGTACATCTTGGGCATTTATTTACATCAATATTTTTCAACATCTCTTTATGCCTCGGAGTATTCCAATGCTTCAAAACTTCATGTGGATCAGGATCATGGGAACATAGAATAAGATCTTCTCTGCCTCTCATATCAAAACAAAGATGACAATTCCCATCAGCACCAAAAGTAAGAATCAATGGAGCAGCCCAACAACAACTGAAATTTATCTTCCGTGTAAAATTTGGGTTAAACTTATGACGAATTCCGTAAAAATGAAAGTTCTCATCCTCTAATTGCATTGCTCTTTCAATTTGGTCATCAATTTCTTCATATAAACCTTGATAATCTGGAGCTTCCTGATTCTGTGTCTTTGGAATATTGTCCCAACCTACTGGGCGAAGATGAAAATCTTTAACCCCAATAGATTTCGCTAATTCAGCAGCTTTGTATATTTCTCTAGCATTTAATGGATGCAACAAATATTTATAACAAACATCACATTTATTATTCGAATCCTTTACACAATTAACAACCTTTTCAATGTTAGAAATAACACCTTCAAACAAATATGCTCGATGCTCCGACAACCCTTTAATTTTCTGATAGGTTAACTCTGTTCCAGCATCCATGGAAATGCCAACCCAACGACAATTTTCAGCAATTATTTCGGCTGTCCTGCTATCAATCAAACTACCATTTGTAATGAGTCCCGATTCTATACCATTAGTTTTTAAATGAACCAAAAAATCCGGAGTGTTATTATTCATTAATGGCTCTCCGCCCCCGGCAACACAATTTTCAACAAAAATACCGGCAGATAAAGCAAAATTGTGATATTTTTCTACAGTTAAACAATAAACCGGAGTTGAATATTCTAATTCAATTTTCCGAATTGAAACAACATTATGGTGAAAAATCTTCCCTTCCTCAATTGACCCAGGATAGTAATAATTTCCAAAAACTCGGTGTGTCAAACCACCAACACCAATTTCTTTCAAAAACTCATATCCAGAATCCGTGCCCTCAAAATATAGCGGCATCAAAGAATCTTGATTTGTCAAATATTGAGCTTCTTTATAAGTTCTATCCCTAAGCATAAATCTATGTTCCGGAGTACACCTTACAATATCTCCAGTATCCAAAGTAAGTTCAATCAAAATATCTGCCACAGTAATCTTTCTTGGAGAATGAGCTAGCCCAGGAACTATTTTACCTTCTGAATCTCGAGAATAAACCTCAAAAGGTTCATGATTTTTATTCCAAATTTCAATTAATTCTTCAAATGTTTTATTTGTTCCATCAACCAATTTGATTTTAGTGTCTCCAGTAAAACAAGTCGAGTTAACTCCCCATTCTGCATAAAAATCAGACAATCGGAAAAGTTGATCTCTTGATATTTCTTTTTGGCCTTTCTGCTTAATAATAGTATCTGCATTACACCACAAACAGGAATAATTGCATTTGCTGCTAGGATCTGTGTCAACCGTAACTGGGGGCAAAAAATCTTCTTTAGCAAAGCCTTCGAACCATTCTCGCCACATAAGTGCCTTAGCAGAATTGAAAGGATTCCAGGAATTTGACCATTCTTTTATCATACTTTATTCTCAAAAAATATGGGAAATTCTTGATGACAAGAATTCGTTTGAATTCCGTATAAATCTTCTACTTTTATTCTTTTATTTTCATCAAATAATTTGGCTAATTCTTCTATTAAATAGTATTGTAGTTCGCCAGCCCGGTTTTCTGGGTGAAAACTTACATTATTCAAAGGCAAACTAAACATTCTTGAATATTCATAGCAGCAAAGATAAGGCTTTGATACAGCAAAATCATTTCTGTGTTGATTCAAAGTTCCCTCTACCATTACTAAACAAGGAACATTTTTATCCGTCATATAAGGCAGGATGTCCTCTGATCGATAAATTGAGCTGGAAACTTCCAAAGGATATCCAAAATCAAATTCTGCTTCTGTCCAATTATAACAATTCTTTACTCCTTCAGGAGAAAATACGGGAATTTTCTGTTCAGACCTTAACATGTAACAATAATTTGTATTTTTCCCAAGTCTATATGAAAATCCTAAAACGTGTGGATTTTCTAAACAAGAAATAGCGTCCATTACAAAACAAGGAGAGGTTGTAATATTATCGTCAACTTGGAAAAATATATATTTATATAAAGATAAAATATCCTTAATCTGTTCAACCAAATAAAATTCTTTAATGAAGACAACAGTAGGAAATTCTTTCCTTAATTGTTCATACTGCCTATCATAAATTTCATTTGAGGCTTTGTAAAGAACGCATAAATCGACAAATTCTCCAGCATCCAAAAAATTGGTTTGAAAAGATTCCAACATTGCCCTTAATTGCAACGCACGATCTTTGCTGAAAATAATTGAAACGGCTGTCTTCATTTCTTACTCCAACAGCAGAAAATAAAATTATAATTATAGTGCATCTGATGAGTAACAGATAATCTCTCAAAAATATTTTCCATCTTTCTTTTAGCTTCAGGAACTACATCATGAAATTGAATTTGAAGATGATCAAATTTAGTTATAAGATTCTGCGACAACATTTCTTCCAGCAGTTCATATTCTCCACCTTCACAATTAATTTGAGCCAAATCAATATTTATAGTAAAAAGATGTTTTTCGCAAAGAATTTTCCCAATATGCCGAATAGAAATCATTCGAGAATTTCCTTTTAAACATCCAATTCCTGAAGCATCTCCATTAACAAAAATTTCTATATTCTCATCTCTTGCCCCCAATCCAAAATTAAATAATCCTACTTTCGTTCTTCCAGCAAGTTTCTTTGTTGCTTCCTCATAAAATTCTGGAACGGGTTCAAAAGCATAAATATAAGGATCATATTTTTTAGATATCTCAGAAGCCCATAGTCCTTTGTAAGCTCCTATCTCTAAAACGATACTATCCGGGGTTAAATATGGATGAAAATACATAGCCTCTCGACCACCTTCAGCTTCCCACTTATCATGCAAATCAACCATTGCCGCCCTCTCCCCAAATCTCATGATAGTCATAATTTCTTATAAAGATAACAGGATTTTGATTTGCAAATACCAAACGCATCTTTTTTAATTGTTCCAAATTTACATCTCTATCATGATATAAATGTATGGCTGTTACATCATAATCAGGAACTAAATGTTGTTTAATTTGCACCAATCGACAAAACATGTCCGAATCTTCATAACCATAATACAAATATTGTTCATCATATCCTCGCAAATTGAACAATACTTCTGTCTTTACAGCATAAGCATAATGAAAATATGAGGAAAAATTAACTCTACCATCTTCAGCCAAAACTACACATTTAGCATAATTTGCATCCAATACTTTAACGGGATCCATTTTTAAACATGCAGAATATTTAAGAATATCAAAATTCTTTTCAAGCATTAGTTCTGCACTTAATTTCTCATCCAACACATAAATATTTCCTGCTCGCCAAGGCTCTTCAGAAGTACAAATATTACCAATAAAGTCTCCCAGAAGAACAATCTCAGGATCCTTTTGGAAAAAGAATTCAGATTGACATCTTTTTATAGCATAGTTTCTAATGAACCCACCATTTCTTGAATCGTTCGACTGTCTATGTAAAGTAAAATAATAAACATTTTGAGATTGCAAATGACTAAAATCTATATCGATGCCATCATTACCAATTATGACAACCCAATCATCTTTAGGCATTCTCGTTCTTATCTGAGAAATAGAAAATTCTAAAGATTCTTTTTTACCGTAATTAGGTATAAAAATACACAACTTTCGTTTTGTAATTGACCAATCGAAATTTTGCGTAATTTTCAACATCTTAACTTAAAGCCTTCTTCAAATAATAGCAAACAATGTTGTCGTAGTTCATATAATTCTCGTCAGTTAACAAGGCCTGATATTTTGCTGAGGTGGGGTGCCCCACATAAAAATGGATTCCAATAGTTTCTAATTTCAATTCAGTTAGAGAAATTTCAGCGGGTCGTTCCCAAATCTTGTTAGGCCAACGAATTGGGTAAACTATATTATTCGAAAAATTACATACTTCTAAAGCAGTTTCATCCAAATATTTCTCATAAAATGGACTACCTATAGCTTGGTAATCATAGTCATGAATATGTTGCTGAGCATAATATTGCATGTGAGCCCAAGTTGTATTGTCAGGAGCAGACATCAATAAACCAATACTATGATAAGGTTTGCCGGTAGGAATATCTTTCTGATAACAAATATAAGCTTTATGATCTGTTTGCAAAAAAGCGTGTTCCATAGGACGGAAAAATATAATGTCCATATCGAGCCACAAACCAAAATGGTTCGCTAACAAATACAAACGATAATAATCTGATTTTGTTACCTCTGGAAGACTGTTAGATAGATCATATAATTCCATATTTACTATTCTAACTTCATTTACTAATTCTTGAGCCTGAGAAAAATAATCCTTGCCACTAAGATCATTTTTATTCTCTTTTCCAGGCCAGTTATAGTTTTTGCTGATATCTTCTCTTCTTGGGACACATAAAATTATTTTCCAACTGGGATTATGTTTCCGAAAAGAATAGAGTGTCATATACCGGAGGAAAGGCAATGTCTCTCCACCCCAGTAAAAGAAAACTTGTTTTGGTATATTTTTCATATTAATTAAACTCTACCATTATACAATATCCAATAATTTTGTAAACCAAATCTGAACCATGGGTCTTTCTACTTCACGCAAAGCACTTTCCCAAAGCAAATCTTTTGCATTAGTTAACATATCTTCCATATGAGTATCTTGATATTTTTCAGCTAAAATTTTAATATCAAAAGTCCCATTATCGTTCCCATATTCTTTAACATCTAAGACTTTATAGTTTAAATTTTCTAATGTGTAAACAAATCTTTCCTTAAACCATTGATCGATATGAAATGACCACTTATCTTCTTCATGAGAACCTGCTATATGCCGGACTAATTTCATCTTATCGGAAAGAAGCATTGTTTCAGAACCAATTCCTCAACAACAGGCTTTTGCGTCCGGGGTTGTTATAAGCAAAGTCCCTTTAACCTTCAACCAACGATTCCAATTAATTAATAATCCTAAAGATATTCCTCGACTAAAATGCTCAAAAACGTGATGTAACTGGATAGAATCAATCGACTTAGTAGGCAAATCGATTTTAACAATATCCATAGAAAAATCTGCGGCTGATTTAAATAAATTAAATGGCTGTTCTTCCTGAGGAAAGTCTATATTTATGCAATCCTTAAAATGATTTCTTCCACAACCTAAATGCAAATTTACCGGATTTGGTTTGCATGCTTCAATAAGTTTTATCAACTCTTCATTCATACGCCTTCTCCCCAACTTAAAGGATTTCGAATAATTTGTTTAGGTTGTTTTTCTACAAATATTTGCTTCATATCTTGAAGATATGGGTCCACTGTCGAAGGATGATGCAAATGAATACTTGTACAATTATAATCTGGAGTGATGGAATATCCTTTCGCCATTAATCTGCAAATCATATCAGAATCTTCATACCCATAACTAGTAAAAGATTCATCATACCCTCGCATCTCTTGAAGAACTTTCGTTTCAATTCCTAAGGCATAGGATAACCAATTTGATATATTGTGGGCACCACTTAAAACATCTTTATGCAATTTCTCTGGATCTGATAATCCATTAATGCCTAAAGTAATTTGAAAAATTCCTCCACCTAAAGCCTTATACTCTAGATCTCCTTGAACTTCAGGATTTAAATTGTGCTCTTTCAAAAAAGGAATAATTTCTGAAACACCGCGTTCAAGAATATCTCTTGTTGGACCTTTTGGAAAACCCAACACATATCCTGTTTTCCAACCCAGTCCACGTTCTGCAGCACGTTTTAAATAATCTCCGTTTACAATAATTTCGGGGTCTTTTTGAAAAAATATCTTAGATTGGCATCTTTTTATAGCATAATTTCGGATAAATGCGCTGTTCCGACATTTACTTCTTCCAGTATCTAAACTAAAAGAATATACACCTAAATCTTTCAGATGACTAAAATCATAATGACATAAATCGTTTCCAATTATAATAACCCAGTCATCTTTAGGCAGATGGGTAACCATGTTCCTAATTCCAAATTCAACCTGTTCAGGTCTATGGTAGTTAGGAATAAACATAACTATCCTACGGTCAGTTATTGACCAGTCAAAATTTTGTTGAACTGTTAACCCCACCTTGAAGTGTCTCGCTTTCCATTATACAATTTAAATAGACGTTCCTTGTTCCTGTTCCATTCGGGGCAGCCCCCATGATATTTAGAACTTTTAGAATGCCATTGATGAATAACAAAACCCTTTGATGGATCAAGAATTTCAACCTTTAATCCACTTTCTTCTATTCTAAATAAAAATTCGTCGTCATCAAAAGCATAACCATCTGCAAAAAGTTCATCAAATCCCCCCAACTGATTCATGTTATTCCGAGACATAGCAGACAAAAAATGATATGGTATTTTACACCAACATTTATTTTTGGCTTCAGAAACTGTTTTAACTATTTTATCTGCCAATTCTACATTGTTGGAAATATTCAAAAATTCTTCAAATCTCGGATATTGATAAGATATTTCAGTTAAACTAAGACAACAAGAAGCAACCAAATAATTTTGATTAGTCACATGTTCTCGAAAATATCCCAGTAAATCTCCTCCCACATGCACACATTCCGGAGTCTGAAGGCAAATGATATCCCCTTGAGCTTCTTTTATACCTATATTAAATGGAACACATGGATTTATCCACCAATGTTTTTCTGGGGGAATATATATCACTCGAATAGGTAGGTTGATTCCTTGAATTGCTTGTGTTGCTAATTGATCTGGATTACTAGCATCATCAATAATAATAATTTCTAAGTCAGATTTATTTTGACAATAATGCTCAATACTCCGCAAAGTTATTCTTGTTTGTTGCAATCTATTATGATAAGTCATCACCAAGGAAATCATTTTCTCTCTTTCAATAGATTTTTTAAATATTGTTTTTATTAAACCATTGGAAAATATAATTGATCCAAAAAATAGTGTATCCAAAAATCCCTATTATGATTTCTTTATATGACAGCTTCTACATAAACTTATAAAATTATCAAAATTAGTACAATCATTAGTTTCTTCATCATAATGAATATGATGAACATCTAAAACCCGACCATTTTCTTGTTCAATTTTACCACAACTAGTGACTTGACAAATATAATTATCCCGTTCTCTAATTTTTTGCCTAAATTCTTCTGTGAAATTAGAATGATATGATGGATAATTTCCACTACAACAGGAACCATCTATATAATTTGGATTATTTTCACCTATTAGTTTACCTTTCCTAGAAACAGAAATTTTTGCAATAGTTTCTTCAGTATGGTGTTTCCCATACATTGGATGATTTTCTCCAGACATTTTATCTATAGCTTCCAAAGAATGGGTTTTTCCATACATTGGACCATTTTCTCCAGAAAAATCTGCGTGATTTTCTTTTATTTTAGCAATAGATTTAACAGAATGGTGTTTCCCATAAAAAGGGTGTTTTTCTCCTCGGATCCCATATGCAGGACACAATTCTCCAGTTCTACCAAACATTGGATTCTTTTCCCCCTTTTTAGAATTTGATATATTGGTTATCCACTGGGCTCTTTTAATTGGGTCTTTAGGAGAAGACATTCTATACTTTCTTTTTCATAAAAACTAAATAAAATCTTAAAAATTTCATAAAATATTCCCTACATTCACATACAAAATGTATTTATTCAATTGACTTATATGAGAAGAACTAAACACACATATTCCTCTCTCTTTCAAAATTTGAAAAGCTTCAGGATAAGGAGTTAAAAACTCATCTAGTTTATTTTGATAATCTAATGGATCTTTCTTTGAATAATCCTCATGATAGTGTGTTTCCCCATACGAAGTAGTAAAATCCAACCCTAAAAGATATATTTTTGTATAACCTAAAACAACAGCTAATTGTAAAGCAGAATAGCCAGAGTCACTACCATAATGAAAATCTTCAAAAGTTTTACCAATTCCACCATATTTTGTAGGATGAATTATTTTATCAAACAAAGTAAGATCATACTTTAAACCAAATTTTTTGTCAATACAATGCTGCTCATCAATAAAAGTTTTGCGGTCCGGACTTAAAGCCAAAACAAAGTATTTTTCAGATGGATGGTGAGTAAATTTTCTTCTAATTCCCAAATCTAAAGAATTCAAAACTCCACTTTTTAATAACCAAGTAAAATCCGTTGTAATAAAATACTTAGCTTTTGGTAACTTAAAAATGGATTGATTTATGGCAATAACATCCTGATTTAAAAGAATCTGAAAATCAAATTCTTTCAAACTTGGACCACCGCCTACAATATAACATGCACCATCACTCAAAATTAGCCCTAATTTAGTTATACGAAGGAATTTAGAAGCTTAAAAATGTTTTTATGGAAGATTTAGGAAATATTTGTAGGCTGCTATCTGAACTTAAATTTACAACTTCTATACCCATTTCTAATATAGTAGGAGCAAATTCTTCTATGCAAGTTCGAAATTTGTCTAAATTAACCACAAAAGATTTTTTATCTTGATTTGCGTATCCACTATGCCAATGAGTTTTTGAACCTTGAACCTTAAAATCATAACCCAATAAACCTATTCTTTTACAACCTAAAGCAACAGCAAGCATTAAAGCTCCCATACCGCTATTATTCCCAGGATATAACCCCACATTTAAATCAAAACAAATTTCCTTCCTTGTTATTTCGTCCACAAAATAGATTCCTTCACAAAATCTATATGTGTGATCGTGCCGAATAAACAGTTTTATTCCACTATAAGCCAGCCATTCTTGGTGCAATTTATACTCTGGATCTCTCGGATTAACATTATTATACTGCACCAAATCGAAGAAATTATAATCCATTGCATAATTAACTTCTACAGAAAAACTTTGAAATGTCTTATTTATGCCTATGGTATGAAACCCCACAATTTGCCTGTAATCAAACCCTTCTAAGCTTGGGCCTCCACCCAATATAAAACATGTCTGGCCGGCCCAACTGTTGGAAGGAAGAACATCTGTAATTTTTTTAGCTAAACACCTACCATTTACAGGTTTAACTTTGACTACAGAAGTCCCATGAGAATGGTTAATTAAATTGCTCATAAAATAATTTTCTTATCGTCCCACTACTCGCCAATGGATATTAACACCTGTAACATTCCCCAAACTTATAACAATCTGACTAACACTTTTAGAAATTAATATCGGAGAATAATAAGTATTCCAGGGAGACTTTTCAACAGTTAATTGCACATTTCGAATTTCATTCGGAAAAGGAACAACAAAAGTAACCGTCTTATTAGAACCAGTATAGGCAGCAATACCATCTTTTTCGATCCTTCCGCCAGCAAAGGTATAACTTTCTCCACCTGAATAAGTGGTTGCCTCGTCTGGTTTTGGTTTTGCAATAAAAGCCCGAACATCAGTTATCCTACTTGCTGGAATACTTGTATCTCCATTGACCATTTGAACTTGTGCAACAACCAGTTTATCATTATAATCTGGAGCTACTGGAGAAACTGCAGCAGTTCCTTGCTGAATAGAAACTGTTCCATCAGTATCAACATAAACCAGATCTATTCTAGAATTAGGAGAACCAGGAACAGTAAAAGGACCAACCCGCTGTTCTGGAACCAGAACATATCCAGAGCCATTATTGATTCTCCCGGATCTAATCCAAACATACAATCCAGAGTCAGCCTCAACCCTCAAAAATAAATTTTGAACATTAAGAAAAGTTCTATCTGTATAATCAAAACTTGTTAATGTGGATCCCACAAATACACATTTACCAATAATAATATCATTGGCTGCAGCGGCTGCAACAGAAGCCAAAGCGTGCACTTCCACATAATTAGAGGTAGATGCTGCGTAAGCCCAACGCAATGCCAAATATGGTGTGCCTGAAGAAATGGATCCAGAGTCTAGTGTAGAAGCGTTAAGTGTAGCTGCAGAGGCTGTTCTAACACTAATTTGATTTGTGGTACCCTTAATTTCTGCAACCAATATGGACAAAGTAACTTCTGAATCAGAAACTCTTGTTAAATACCCACCAGAATAAATTCCTGGTGGAAGAATACCTAAAAGTCTTTTTCCAAAATTTGCTCCAGTTGCTTCCAGGAAATACTGGAACGTGATGCTTTGAATTCCATGGTTTGTTATACCCATTTTATCTCCTTTTAACAATTATGTATTATGTGGTAATTCTATTGCGGAAAAAGTTCTTTCAAAACTTATCCCATCTTGATAAACAGTCCCAGAAATTCCGGTAGGTCGAGCCCATTGTACTTTTAACACATGAACTCCAGCAACCAAAGAATTTACCAACCATTGAACTGCAGCCCATTTTTCTAATCCTGTTAAAGAAGTATCAAAATAATTTCGCATAGCTACTGTGGGTGTGCCATCAATAGAAAATCTGAGATTAACACCATCTCCTCGAAACGCAGAAGAAAACAGAAGCAATAATTTTCCTCCTGTAGTGGTCATATTTATTGTCATATTATCCAAATCAGCAAAAGTTTCCGAAGCAATAGAAATATTTGTTGTTCCTGATGCTTGAGAAGCTTGCCCTAAAACACCACTCTTGATTTCCAATTCCCCAGTTGCATTCACATTCAAAGTAGAATCATCCACAGGATAAGACATATTCGTAAAATCTCGAACATCCTCTATAGCAGAAGCAGCAATACTTAAATCCCCAGCAGACAAAGTTACTTCTGCTAGAACTAACTTCCCGACATAGTTTGGAGCTACCGGAGATATAGCTGCAGTACCCGAACTATCTATAGATACAGTTCCGGTAGTTCTGTCCACATAAACTAAATCTATCCTACTATTGGTGCCTGGAGGAACAAAAATAGTACTCTTTTGATCCGGGATTTGAATTGTTTCTTTTCCATTTTGAATCCGACCTGCTCGAACTCTAACATATAATCCACCTTCTTCTGCAACTTCTACTTTCAAGAATAAATGCACAACAGCAGGATTGCTTCTCTCAGTATACAAAAATCCATTCAAAGCACCACCACCAGTAAAAGTACATTTACCCACAATCAAATCATAAGTTTGAATAGATCCTGAAGCAACAGCTAATAGTCCTATGTAATCATTATTACTGCCTGTATAAGCCCAACGCAACACAATATAAGGAGCAGCGGATGAAACCACTAAGGTCACAGTCGTAGTTGTTTCCGCTCGAATTTGGTGAGTTCCATCCTCAATCTCACATTTCAACGCTGATATCCTTGCATGGGAAGTATCGACGACTGTCAGATAACCACCATCATAAATCCCTGTAGGACGGATATCAACAAACCGTTCATTTATTTCTCTGGAATTACCTGCTGCACCAAATTTCAAAGAAATGTTTTGACCGCCAATATCTGTATAAGGCATCTTATATCTCCTAACTTAGATCTTTTTTATAGATTTCGACCACAACTCGAAGTTCTACATCATTTGTCTTGTTTATTTTTGGGAAAGTAGAAAGTATCACTAAAGTACTTCCAATGTAAAGTCCCAACTCACTCAAGTTATTCCCCACTGTCACTTTTGAAACTATAAATTCAAAAGAATATTTGTCATCAAAAATCGTTATATCGTCTGGATCTATGCTTCCTGTCAAAACAGGATTTTGAACATCAGCAGTAGAATCAGATATCTGACTCGGATAATTTCCTGTTCCTAAAACCCAAGTTGTAATGCTTTTAATAAATGATGTGAAATCATAATCAAAAATCATTGATCCATCATCAAAACTCCAAGCATCCCCACTCCCAACAGCGTCGAAATATTTAATTCCAAATTGCCAATTCGCCGTTACTTTTGCTTTTATTCCACCATCTACTGTAATCACATTTCCAAATTCATCGGTTTTAGGATTCAAAAAAATAAGATAATGTGGTACAGTATGAACAGGTCGAGTTTCCTCAACAAGAGTTGCAAAATTAGCTAAATAATTATTATACCACAAATAAGTCATGGAACCTTCTTCATAGGTTCTGTTAAGAAGAACTTCTACACCAAAATGTGGACTCTTATAATATGAACTATCTAATCCAGAAGGATTTTCGTCCTCTTCTCCAACAAACCAATCTGTCAAAACAAAAGTACTGTAATCATTTGTATACATATCATACAAATTTACTGTATATCCAGAATTCATAGCTAAAATATCTATAGCTTGATAAGTTCCTTTTACTTTATACCAATCAATAGCCTTAGACAGAATATCCTTAAATTCTGCTTCAGATGATTCATCTTCTGGTGGAAAATTAACACCAATTAGAGAACCTAAATGCCTTAAATAATCAATAGAAGAAACAGTATTTGGGCTAAGCAATTTAACAATATCTCTGGTTTTAGAAAGATTTGCTCCAATCTGAAAACCACATTCTTTAACATAAGCCTGTAATATTTCTGAGGAATGGAATTTTTCTGGAATAAGATTCATCAAATCCAGAGCGATGACATGTGTAACATCGACTTCCAGTTCTGCAGTTATAACCATTTCAAGATCAAGATCTGCTTCTGGACGATGACGGTATGTAACGTCCATTGAGAATTCTACTTCTGCTTCTAAAATAGCATTAGCAAATTCGTCTAAATGCCAGCCTTGATCGAGTCGCCATTCAGCCATTTATATTATTGTCCTATCTATATCTAATTGAAGCTCTAAAGGATTCCAACGATAAGGATTTACAGCAATTGTAACTAATATGTCTGTAGAATAAATATCCCCAACAACATTGCTAACCTTACATTTGTATGTTCCAATATCTGAAAGTGTTATATATTTTGTAAAAATATTGGTTATTTCTCCTACAAGTTCCACATCGTCTTTATACCACTGATATGTGGGAGAAGGAAAACCATCAGCAGTAACAAAAAGAGTTAAAAGATTTCCTACATCAAGAGTTGTATTGCTAGATTGAGCAGTAATTTCAATATAATTTACTGTAAGAACTATTGGATCTGATGTATCTTCCCCCTCAACATTTGTAACTATACATTTATATGTTCCAGCATCAGTTCTAACAGAAGTAAAAGATAAAGTTGAATCTGTTTCTCCGGGAAGTTCCACATCATCTTTATACCATTGATAAGTGGGATCCGGAGTTCCTGTTGCTGTTACAAAGAAATTAACTAAATCTCCTTCCTCCACGGTTGTGTCAATTGATTGAGTTGTTATTACTGGAGCTATATTTTGATTTCCAGTCCAAACGACGGCATTTAATGACGTGGTACTTGCCTGTACTGATGATCTGCAAGAACCAGCCAAATTACAAGTTCCTACAAAACCACCAATATCAACAATATACAACTCATTATCTGAATTTTTAATTAGACTGCAAATCTTATTAGATAGAGGAATTGTACTTATTGGAGCGTAATCAGCCCAAGGATGTCCTCCCCCATCCACATCATAAAAACCATATAATTGTTTTGTTGTATACCGAGAAACTATAAGTAAATCAAAATCACTTGCATGAACAGCATCATCAAAAATCGAAGGATTAGTTGCTGAAGCTATCCATTCACTAGCTGTTTGGTCGTATAAAGAAATTATTGAATCACGAGTTACAAAACATTTTGTGTCTGAATCATTGTTTGATGCTATAAAAACACCATCTTCGTTTAAATTTACTCTCGTATCATACCAATTAAGTAAGGCTCCATCGCTTCTTTGAAGCCGAACTGAAAGATACTTTCCAACAGCCCCATCAAGAGTTGAACCATTAATATTTCCACTTAATGAAAATGCAACTTTCCAACCAATTGTACCAAAGGAGGATGTGCCTGCCGTCCAAACTAATGTTCCAGTATCATCATATAAACTAAAAATCTTATATGATCCGAGGGTATTGTGACCCACAGCAAGATAATCCACAGAATCAATAGCTATATCATTTATTGTTACTCCAAGATTTATAGAGCCACTGCTTCCCCAATCATCTATCAAAGTCATTGTATCTACATCATAACAATATATGGAATTTACAATTCCTATATAAAGCCTTCTGGAAACAGACGAAAATGCCATACAGGTAACATTTTCATCTAAAGCATAACTATTATCTACAGTTAGTGTTTCCCCATCATCAAGAATCTTCCAAAGATGATTTCCACCAGAAACATTCCCACCAACAAACATAACTTGTGAATCATAAGAAGAATCATCAGATATTTTGAATACAACATCATTCAGATTTGGAGTCCCGGCAAAAAGTGACCAAGAGCTACCAGCATCGGTAGAGAATGCTCTGGTTCCGAAAGCGTAATTTGTTGCACCACTAGTACGAAAATAAACCAAATCGCCAGCAGATATGGAACCATTTATAACTATTGCATATCTTGTACCAGCAACAAAAGCAACCCCAACACTTAAAACTATACTTTGCCAAGAACCTGGAGAAGCAAATAACAAATCAGCAATATTTATTGTTCCAGTTGCTAAAGCTAATCCAGAAGGTAATCCTGCTGTTGTATTATAGATGCCAATTGTTACCGTTCCCGAAGCACTACTATCGTTACGCCGACACTTCAATGCAATACTTGTAGCAGTATAACTAGTAAATGGCGTGAATGTCTGAGCTTCCCAAGAGTTGGGAGTAGCAGCAGTTAAATTACAAGATTGAGCACTTTCACCACTGAGATGATAATCTTTTAACATTTTTCAGCCTATTTCAATTTAGCCTTCATTTGCAAAGTAATTGTATCTCCAGCTATCACAGTTCTTTCAACAGGCCAAGCAAGGGAACCAATTAAAAATCCAGCATTATCTAAAGAAGTTCCTAAAAAGCTCCCGTTAACAGGCCCAATATTTCCTCCAACAGCTGTTATATCAATTTCCTTAGAAACAACACGCCAATCTCCATCATGTTTTTCTATAGTAGGCCAACCAATAGTAGATCTTTCCACGAGCGTTCTACTGTAACCATAAAGAATTGGAGGCTCTCCAGGAATCGTAGCCAAAACAGTCGCTTCTGCTACTGTACCGCTATAAAGTCCTAAATAGAAATTCGTGACTGGAAAATAAACAGTACCACGATCTCTAAAGAAAGTATCAACTAAGGCTTTTTCACCCTCGTCCACCAAAAGATTTTTCTTGTCCAACAATTCCCAAATAACTTTTCCTGCTCTTTTATGCCAAACATTCCATCTACATTCATAAATACTTTTACTCATTTTAATCTCCTATTAAGACTCCATGGTAATACTGGTTATGTCTGTATCATAAAGTTTTGCAATTTGTCTCAGTGATGGGGTCACATTGCCGTCCCCCTCCTGCTGATAGCGAACCAAAACAGTGGCGGGTGCTGGACTAATATCCACAGTTAAAACCCCAGTACTATAATTAACCGTACCAGAAATTGTATAACTTCCGGCAGAAGAAAAAGTTCCAATACCGGCTCCACCATCCACATCAGTCACAACAAAATCATCATCTATAAAAAGTCGAACTGTTTCAGGCTTTACGTCTATAACCTCTAAAGTTGCCCCCCAATTAAAAAATGAGGAGTATGTGTCAGAAAGTTCCTTCCGAACCTCTAAAATCATATTTACATATGATACTCCTACTAAATCCTGAATAGCTGCTAAAATTCCACTATATTTTACCAATGTTCCTAATTTAGTTGTATCTCCCAACAAAAATTGATCTGCTAAAGCCGCCTCTATATCCACCTGAGTTTGTGAAAGAGAATGTCCTGTTTTTACTTTCACCACCAATTTCGGAATTACGTAAAGAATTTTTGCAATAACATATTCATATTTAACCGTTTGCATAGATTTAAGATAAATATCTTCTGATAAAGCAGCCTTAAAAACTGAATCCGGCAACAGCCAATTTTGCAAAACTATGCAAATTTTTATCTTGTTTAGCATATCCTGAACAGCATCAACTCCAGCTGCTTCTGCTTCCTCATTTTCTCCCCAAACATTTACATCAGCTACACCAGATTGATTCCGAATAATTGAAATAAAATCGTTTCTAGTTACTCCTCTATCTCCTGTTTTGAAAACTTGAGGAGCCTCATATCTGATCTCTTCAATATCTTCTTCGTCATCTCCACCTAAAAAGGAACTAGTATTTGTAACAGAAACATTGGAAACTGCGTCAGAATCTTCATCATAAATTGTATCTTTTAATGTTGTAATCGTTCCAGTATTGGAAACATTCCCACTTAATCCAACAGATTTAATATATTGAATCAAAATTGTAGAACCAGAATCCGGAGACTTTCCATTTATATTATCCCCAAACAAAACAGAAACAGTCCCATCCATCTCATTAATAATTCTATAATGTTTATCTGTACTTGCACTATTTAGAAAAGAACTGACTAAAGTCCATTCTGTCCCATCAATAATAACTCTTAACGTAAGATTATCAGAATCCCCAGAGTTTTCAACATCAACACTATTAAGTAAATACTCTTGAGAAACTAACCCATTAGAAACTATTTCTAATTGAGCCAATTCTCCTTGAATACTTGAAACTGTTACAAAAGTCTGTCCTTTCTGAATTGCAGCACTTTCATTAGTTAAAAACTTTACCCCATCAGTAGATTCACAATTAGTGTACTTAGGGATAAATACAATAGTTGTAAGAGCTAAAGGAATTGAAAACTGCAAATTTCCTATAGAAGAAGTTTTTCTCTTAGGTTGATAGTTCAGCAATGAAACTAAATTCCTTACACTTGACAAATTTTGAGCTGTGGATAAGAAAGATTCTTCGGCTCTACGTTCGGTATAATAATTTGTAAGATTCAAAACATAAGCCAAGAATTCAATCAGCATGGAACCTGTGGATGACCGGTAAATATCCTTCCAAGCTCCAGTTGCCCGTAAGCGGTCTTGCAATTGTAAGACAATGGAATCGAAATCGTAATTGACATAGTTTAATAAGTTGGTGGACATTTTTATCCTCCGGCAATTGAAGTCTGATACGAATAAATATCTTCGTGTCCTTTTATCATCAAATTTAAGGAAATAGAAACGGTAGATCTATCAGGATCTGGTAAAATAGATAAATCTATAATTGAAACCCTATCATCCCAAGTCTCGATTGTGTCTTTAATTTCTTTTGCAATAAGTTTCATTGCTGTATTTGTAATTGGTTCAAACAGCATTGCCTGTAAATTAGATGCGAACTGTGGCAACATTACACGTGATCCTCTATAGGTTCGAAGTATATTGTCTATAGAAGTGATAACAGAATCTAAGTTTGTAACCTTTTTCAAATTTCCTAAAGAATCTGAAATAAGTCGGTGATCCAAATCACTCCAAATGATATCTATTTTTTTAGTTGCCATAATTATTCTACGTAAACGCCTCTGTCTACAGGCTGAAGAATTGCCATACAACCAGCAACCGCCCCTTCAGTAAGAATTAACTTTCCATTACAAAAACTTTTACTTGTTGTTGCACTTATAGAAGTAATCCCATGACCTTCAATAGGACAGGAATGTAAAGCTCCGGCAACAGCTACTGCAATTCCAGCCACCAAAAATTTACCATCTTGATTAGTAGTTATTATACTCCCGCCATGATCACTTAAATCTCCCAACAAAGCAATTTTTCCACCAACTCCTGGAACAGCGACAGGTATAAACCAAGGAGCTCCAAATTGATGAGAACCAAAAGTCCCAAACACATTATTCTCCTATGCTGTTGTGAGATATAATATATTTACAAGCACCGTTCCTACACCAGTATCAACAACAACAGTCCAATCCTGTGACGCTCCTGTTGTTGCCAATCTTGAAGTAATCTCCAACGATGGTTCAGATTCAATTTTTGCAGTGATAAAAATATTAACCGTGGTATCATTGTAGGCAATACTCGGAAAGACAGCAATAGGGTCTCCCGCAATTCCCGAACTTAATATGCGTATTTCCGTACCACCCGGCCCCATCCAAAAATTACCTGTTGTTGCATTTTTTGCAATGTTGTCTGTAACAGCAATTACATCCCCGTTCCAAATACTTGATAGTGTGCATTTTACTGTATTTGCATTTGTTCCGTTGACTATTCTTAATTGAGCAACTCTGAGTACTCTACCGGCGGTTCCATCCCCCAGTAATCCAAGATTGGTCAGTGTACGATTGGCAGAAATGTCCCCTCCTCCAGACATTCCCGTTCCTGGAGATATGCTTACAGCAGTGTGGTCAATGTGTTTGTTGGCTGAGTACCCAGACAAACTATCGTGTGCAATCTGAGAATCATTTGTGGTAAGAGTTATAAAATCCCCACCATCGGTTTTTGTTATACCAGTAGAGGTCCTTAAAACATCTGCATTGGCTGCACCGAGATAACCAGCCGTTGCCGCAGCGTCCACCTTAACTGTGAAGGCATCCCCCGATGGAGCTGCCTTGAAAATAGCGTTTCCTGTTGCAGTATCTTTTGTCAGTATGTGTTCATTCGTAGCCGCACCAACAGCAGATAAAGCATTGATAGCTAACTGTGCCGTACTTTGTCCAGTACCACCATCAGCAATAGCTATATCAGTACCATTCCAAACACCTGTTGCAATAGTACCAAGTGTGGTTAAGTTAGTCGTTCCTACCCATGTAGATAATGCAGTATTTTCTACCAGATTCAAACTTAAATCAGATTTGGTCTCTGAGATTGTTCTTAACGCATAGGTATTTTCTGCCGTGCATTTAAGGAAACTTGCTGAGGCAAAAGTCAATCCAGCAAGACTTGAAAGTCCTGCATCATAGGCTTGAACATTTGTTCCAATAACCAAGTTCAATTCAGTCGGGGTAACGCTGTGAGGATTACCACTTGTCAATTGGCTATGTGAATAGGCTGTATCCCAAGCAGTGTTCTCTGCGGTAGAAACATGCACAGAATTTCCGCCAGCAACCTGACTATGAGTATAAGCGGCATCATAATTGGACTTCAAAGTAGAATTAAGATCAGCTTTCAAACCATAAACATTGACAGATAAATCGATTGTTGCTGAATTTTGGTATCTTAAATCTGCTGATAAAGAAGGAGTTCCATCTACATAAGTTAGATCAATAGAATTTGTATCAAGAAGCATCCCACCAACAGCGTCCTGTGCTAACTCATCTGTATATTGTGTAATAGAGCAATTCAAAGTAACATTGCCAGATATTAAACCTCCACCAGACATACCTGTTCCAGCTAGTACAGATACTGCAGAATGGTCAATGTGTTTGTTGGCTGAGTACCCAGACAAACTATCGTGTGCAATCTGAGAATCATTTGTGGTAAGAGTTATAAAATCCCCACCATCGGTTTTTGTTATACCAGTAGAGGTCCTTAAAACAT